GTTGAATACCAAATTCAAATGGAAGGTGAAGACGAAATGGATTTTGGTGATATGGAAGAAACAATGGAAGAAATTGATGATATGGATGAAGTTGTTTACGAAATAGAAATGGAAGACGAAGAAGATGAAGAAGAGGAAGTTGAAGAAGGCGATTCGATGAACGAAGCTTCAATGACAATTAAACCAAAAGGAGAAGGATTTGGAAAGGCCGGTTCAGGTATGTCAAATTCTCCCGTTAACAAAAAAGGGTTTAATGATAAAATGAAGGAAGGTGATAAAACTATGGGTACTGGTAAGGCTAAGTTCGAATTCAAAGAAGGTGAAGAAGAAGTTGAAGAAAACTGGGGTTCTAAGAAACACGAATACAAACGTAAGGATGTAGATGGTGTTGAAAAGAAAGCTGGCGACAAGAAAGGACACTACAAGGATTACGAAACCGAGGGTGAAACTATGGAAGCTGCTAGAACATTGGGAAATGGATCTAGAAACGACCCAAAGAGAAAAGGATTACCAAAGATGAAAGTTCAAACAACTAACGAAAGTGAGTTGAGAACTGAAATCAATTCTTTGAGAGCTAAAAATGATGAGTACAGAAAAGCGTTAAACATCTTTAGAGATAAGTTGAATGAAGTTGCTGTGTTTAATTCAAATTTGGCTTACACTGTTCGTTTGTTCACTGAACATTCTACAACAAAACAAGAAAAAATTAACATCTTAAAGAGGTTCGATTCTGTTGAAACTATTAAAGAATCTAAAACTCTTTACAAATCAGTTAAAGAGGAGTTGGGAACTAAATCAAATGCTACTATCACTGAATCAGTTGAAAGTAAAATTCAAAAGTCTCCAACTAAAGGTTCTGCGACAAATTTGATTGAATCTAAGACATATGAAAATCCACAATTTATGAGAATGAAGGATTTGATGTCAAAAATTAATAAATAAAATTAAACTAAACTTAAAAAACTCACAAAAATGGGAGCATTATTAGAATCAGGTCTAGTTGGTAACATCGGTCTTAAGCACCTTAAAGTTATCAAGGAAGACACAATCAACAAATGGGACAAGCTTGGTTTCTTGGACGGACTTAAGGGTCACGTAAGAGAGAACATCGCACAATTGTACGAAAACCAAGCTTCATACCTAATCAACGAAGCTGCATCGACTGACTCATCAGGTTCATTCGAAACTGTAGTTTTCCCAATCGTTAGAAGAGTATTCTCTAAATTATTGGCTAACGATATCGTATCTGTACAAGCTATGAACCTACCTATCGGTAAGTTGTTCTACTTCGTACCTAAAATTCAGCAGTATGTTACTCCTGATTTGAATCAGCACTACGCACCAATCGGTTCACCAGAGGCTGTTGCATCAGGTGAGAACAATGTTAACCAAGGTTACACTATCGCTACTGACGCTTACGCTAAGAACTTGTATGACTTGTTCTACGAAGGTAACGAAGCTGGCTTAAATCCTCCAGGATTGTTCGACTACTCTAAGGGTAGATTCTCAGCAGTTACAGTTCCTGCAGTTACTGCAGCTTGGGACGGAGACTACTTAGTACCAAGTGCTTACACAGCTGATACTTACAGAAAAGTTCTTATCCAACTTTCTGGTTTCTCTAACGACGGTTCGTTCGGTAAGTTAATGGGTCCTGATGGAAACACTGTAGATTCAGAAAGTTTCTTATCAGATTTGACTCTTACTATCCCTACAACTTCAGAGTTCTCAGGATTTACTAACGGTAGTGCAACTACTCCAGTATTATTCAGAGTTGTTACTCAGAAGTACGGTAAGGGTATCGTTCAATACGGTGGTCAATCACAACCAGCTTTTGGTTCTTCGAACACTGCTAACGGAGGTGCTTACGAGAACATCTGTGATGCTAACGGTATCATCTTCTTGGAGGCTGACTTGCAGGTTCCTTGTGCTATCGGTGCTAACTCACTTGACGGTTACTCAGGTTACACAACTGAGGCTGATGCAACTGCAACAGGTCAGTTTGTTGCAACTTACAGAATCTACGAAGACTTAGAATTCGAAGATAGAATCGGTGAAGTTTCTTTCGACCTTGAGTCAGTTACAGTATCTGTTACTGAAAGAAAGTTGAGAGCACAATGGTCACCTGAATTAGCTCAAGACGTGGCTGCATTCCACAACATCGACGCTGAAGCTGAATTGACAGCTTTATTGTCTGAGCAAGTGGCAGCAGAAATTGACCGCGAAATCTTGAGAGACTTGAGAAAAGGAGCGGCTTGGGACCTACGTTGGGACTACAACGGATGGAAGAGAGGAACAACTGCAAATCCATTAACTCAGTACACTCAGAAGGACTGGAACCAAACGTTGATCACGGCTATCAACCAAATTTCAGCACAAATCCACAAGTCAACCCTAAGAGGTGGAGCAAACTGGATCGTTGTATCTTCTGAAATCAGTGCAATCTTTGATGACTTGGAGTACTTCCACGTTTCAAACGCAGCACCTGA